AACCACGTTAGGGTCAGCAAGCTTAGGTGAGTAGTTAGTTAGGTAGACGTTTTCAACGAAACCCCGCATGATAGCAGTAGTAGCCATTGTAGCTGGTCGGATCATATCCGCAACTGATAGGCCAAAGAATTCGTGAGGAACTTCAAACGGACATAGAGTAGCTAGCGGAACAGATTCACAATCTTCTTCAAGAAGAATAGTACCACCAGCAATAATAAAACGCTTGAGTTCAGCAATACCGTCGCCGTCCCGATCAACACGCAACCAACATTCAATAACAGTGAGTGGGCGATTAGCCTCAGATGGGAAGAGTTCGTGGCCACTACCGCCAATGTAATATTCTTCACCAACCAAACGCTTTCGCGCAGCCTGTTCTTCAGTGTACTTAGTAGCCCAATCATAAGACCCATCTCCAATCCGATCCCAATCAATGTTATCTGCAATATCAGGGTAGAACTTACGAACCTCAGAACGCGTCATGTCTGTTTGAATACCTACGAAAGCAGCATCATCGAGTGAGTGTGCATCGCGGGTAATTCGAAAGGCTTCAGGGTGAATGTTCTTAATATTGATACGTGTCTTGTTGTGCTTACGTTTTAGACGCACATCTTTGTAGACAGTAGCATATTCAGCATTACCTGTTTCTTCGTTCATTACTAGCTCTTGTTCGTAGCTAAGCTTACCTAATAGTTCCAGCTCTTCGTCTGCTAAAACAATATCTAAATTCTCTTGAGAAATTGAATCATACTCTTCAAAGGAGTACTCAAAGTCTTCAATAAATTCCCAGCGAACAACACTGTTCTTCCACAGTAGCGCCGACTTTACCCATGTATTTAAAATTTCCCAACCAGAGTTTTGCTTGAAGATAGTATAGTTAACTAAGTCAGAGGCAACTTTGGCGTGATGGAAGTCAAGAGGGCTTGGGCCTACCGGAATAAATCGGGCAAGCTTGTTGTTGTTAAACATTAACTCTGCAATGATTGCGAGGTAACCTTCAACGGCTTCTACGGTATCAGAAGAAACAATCTGTGATACGCCTTGTGGAGCCAAGTGAAACTGTGGAATCATGCCATACTCGTAAGTAGACTTCTGACGTTCTCGCGCTAAGTCAGCGCTATTTAAGAAGTCGCCAACAGAGTTCATGACTCCCTGCTCAATCATCGATAATAGCTCTTCATCTCCCACTACTTCTTTAGCAGCAATAGTTGTTTTATTCTTTGGCATTGTTAACCTTTCATAAGAGCGATCTTACGCTCGCATACATTCATTCAAGCCAACAATGGCCTATTACTTTATTTCTTAAGGGGTTTAGCAGTCTTTGCCGACTGTTTAAAATCATCCTTTGTGGGAGCACCCTTGGTGCCTGGCTTACGCATCTTCTCGCCAGAACCCGCCTTAATGCGTTCTTGTTTGGCGTTGATGTTAGCGTACAATCCGTTTTTCATCTTTACTCCTAAAAATTAATTTAATAGTGTAACTACTTTTTCCATCATGAGTTACCAACGATTGACACAAAGGGAAATCTTTAAGTGTATTCCATCATCATTACCACTTCTCCTGATACTGTAAATGGTGTTGTGCTGTTGTCCTCTACGCCTAGCAGGATGGCATAGCCAAAACCGTTAGTGAAGTTAAAACCTTTTGGAGGGGCTGCAATAGGGCTTGCACCCACAGCTAATGGGAAAGTATGCGTAGGTATGTCTGTTCCTACAATAGGCGCTGTTGCCTTGTCGTAGAACTTAACAAATCGAGGAGTAGCAGCTACTGAGACAATCAAGATGAAGTTAATGTTTGTCACGCCTGCTTGAACAAGGGTGGCATTAACGCCAACAGCAGAGATAACCTTCAAAGGAATCACCGGAGCCGAGATAGCGGGTAAAACCTTGACATTTCCAATCAAAGCCGTACCTGCACCAAGCACCACGGGAGTGTCGGTTGCAACAGTGACGCGTTGAGTACCCGCAGTAACTACGCCGCCGCCCATTGCCACGGTTTGACCGCCTAGTTGTTCGAGATTAGTAACAGTGCCTAGTGTCTGGCCGGTATTAATATTAACCGTACCAACAGTAGAGATTTGGCCTGTGTTGGCATCTTCTTTGTAGCCAAAGGCAGTGCCAGTAACAGAACCAGACGTATAAGAAGTTACCCGAACACGTAGAAACTTAAACAGAACAGGAATCTTAACCCCGCCGTTGGCCGTCATAGACAGCACATAAGGCTCAAGCACCACCCCGGTGTTTTGAACCACAAGGTTTTCAAATGTGCCGTTGTCATTCGAGCCTTGAAACTCAACTGTACCCACCCACGTGCCTGTTAGCTGAAGTGAGACATATTTGTAGTCTTCAGTACTAAAGGAAGCAAGGATGTCGTTGTTAACCACTGTTACCGGGTTAATCGTTAGCGCTGTCGGAAGGTGGTCGTGAAAAGTACCGTCAGGGTAATAGTTTGTAACCCGCAGTGCTTTGCTAATAGGGTCGATTGTGCCCAAGTCTGAGCTATTACCGCTCTTAATTTCTACTGCCATAAACTTCTCCTATTAATTTGAAAGAAACCAATCTACTTTATACAGCCCATTTGCTGGAGCATTATCCATTTCACCATAGATAGTGAAACCTACTCCGGCTACTAGACTCTTAACAGAGGTTCTAATAGGATCAACTAGTAAATCGTCTACTGAGTGGTTTGCTGTTGTTTCTATTCGTGTTGTTACCATAACCCTGGAGGTACTTAATACCCCGGATATTCCGGTAACTATTGTTTCAGTTGTTTTGTTACTTACACCAAAATTTAATTGGGCTGTTCCGCTTATTGCGCTTGTTCCTGCAATACCTTGGATACCTTGTGGCCCGGCAGCTCCAGTGTTACCAATGACTCCCTGTACACCTTGGGTGCCTTGTGAACCAGTTAATCCAGTGGCTCCAACGTCACCTTGTGGACCCGTAGCACCTGTGGCCCCGTTAGCTCCAATAGGGCCTTGGATACCTTGTGGGCCAATAACCCCGGTAGCCCCAGTGTTGCCTGTGGCACCAGTAAGACCTTGCGGTCCAGCAACAGTTGACGCAGCACCTGTGAGGCCTGTAGCACCTGTATTCCCGGTAGCACCAGTAAGGCCTTGTGGACCGGCAACAGTAGACGCTGCCCCAGTAGTACCAGTTAAGCCCGTGTTACCTGTAGGCCCAATAGAACCTTGGGCTCCGGTTAATCCGGTATTACCCTGAACACCCTGAGCACCGGTAGTTCCTGTAAGGCCTGTAAGACCTCTTGGACCAGAAACCCCCTGAACACCCTGTGGGCCATCCGCGCCAGTAGCTCCAGTTAATCCGGTAGCTCCTTGTAAGCCTGTTGCACCTGTTGGTCCAGCAACAGTTGATGCTGCTCCTGTAGCACCCGTAGCGCCAGTAGCTCCAGTTAAACCTTGTGCTCCTGTTAATCCTGTTGGACCAACCACAGTAGAGTCAGCTCCGGTAGCACCAGTTAAACCTGTGTTACCGATAGCTCCCTGAATACCCTGAGCACCTTGTGGTCCAGCCACAGTTGAGTCAGCTCCGGTAGCACCAGTTAAGCCGGTATTACCAATAACGCCTTGTACACCTTGTGGCCCAGCAACAGTAGAGTCAGCACCAGTAGCCCCGGTTAAGCCAGTTAAGCCAATAACACCTTGTGGGCCTGTTGGTCCAACTACCGTAGAGTCAGCTCCGGTAGCACCGGTAGCCCCTTGTGGGCCAGTCAGTAATGGTGCGATATCCAGTGCGAATTGACTACGGGATTCGTTGAGTCGTAACAGAGTAGCAGCCACTGAAATAGCGTCTAACTGAGTACTGATAGGTGCCTCGTTAACTAAGATCAGTGCTACTGCAGCTGCTTGAGCATCTATTAATACGTTAGTAGAGCTTAACAGCGCATTAAGAACTGCTGTGGGGGCTGGCGTACAAACAATTTGTGTATTAGCCATATCGCACTGACTCAACTAAGATGAATGCACCAATGCTGGATACTTGTCGAGTACCACTTAGGTCGTAGTAGTCTGCTTGAATTGCGTATTCGCCTAGCGTAAGCTTAGCCGTGTCTGCGATTACAGCAGAAAAAGAACCCAGAGCAGCATTAACAATCTGGACAACCATAGGGATAGCTGCGTTAGTCCCTGTACGCGCATAGATAGCGAGTTGTGTATAGCCTGTAATATCAATAGGGAGTGGTGCGATATCTGTGGTTTTAAATTGGCAAGCAAAGATAACGGGTAACCCGCGATAGAAATTTGGCTTAGACATGGTTCTCCTTATATCTTATTGTGTTCGGGCGTTGAAGTCTTTAGGGATCTTCTCGCCAATCTTTTCCTGTGGATGCATTAGCTTATTAGTTGTCTTTGGTTTAATTAGACCTGAGAGTTGTTTACGCTCATCCGCTGACATTTTTGTATTAATCATTTGTATCCTTTACCATTTAACTTTATCAGCCCAGTAAGCAGCGGACAAGGGGCCTTTGCTAATATTCTCAGCATGCCTTGCTTTGAAGGCCTCTCGACGCTTACGGTCTGCCTCTGATTCACCCTCAGTCTTGGGTGATCCAGAAGTTCCTTGTTGTCCAAATCGAATAGTCTTAATGGTGTCACCACTCTTGGCAACAACAATATGACTCTTTGTGGGGTGATCGGGTGTCTTCTTTGGTTGATTAAAACCAGGTACACCCGCCCTATCTAATCGTGGGTCTTTAGCCATTATAACCAGGTACTTTCTATCTGTTGGAATGATCCCATCTTCTGAGCAAAAGGAACAGTCGTAGTTGTTAGTTTATCACCGTGTGTACGAATAACTTCAAGAACAATTGCCAGAGCAATTACTGTGTCGTCATTGTATCCTGAGCTTGCATTAGTCTTACCGTTCTCTGTAGATACGTAGTTCATGAGCTCACCGATAATAGTCCGTGAAGGAATCATTACGTCACCTTGCTCAATAGCATTCTTCAGGAATCCAATGATAGCAGGCTTACTGGCAGAGGTGGTCCTCCAACCAATACGACTCCCTTCTTCCTTAGATACGTTAGCCATCTTGGTCTGGTAGTACATGTTCAAATATTTCATTTGAGTTAACCTATTCAGGGTAGCAATACCCATACTGTTGGATTCTACCGCAAGTAAAGCATTATTGTAGTATCGACCCAGATAGAATAGTAGATCACCAAACTGAGAAGGATCAATGGTATTGTTTCTGTATACCGCACAAACTTCCCTTTCTGCATTCATTACAACGCATGATGAATAATCTTTACCCACACCTAGGGATACGTCTGCTCCAATAGCAAAAGAGTTCTCAAAGGTAGGATACTTAAAAATCTCTATAGAACCACCCCGTGCATCCTCCATCATACGTGACTCAAAGTTGAATTCGCGTTGAGCCAGGATAGGTTGTGGAATTAGTTGTGATAGCCTCTCAATGTTGAATACGTTAGATCCGGAGACAAGAAATGCTTCTTCAGGGGTTGATGGATACTCCTGACGGAAT